GACATCGATATCGGCCGCAGCGATCGAGCCGCCCGGCAACACGGAATAAGTCCCACCACTCGGCATGAGGCCTGTCACGATACCGCCAGCGCCGAGATTATTTGGCGCCCACATTTGTTTTGCCATGATCTACTCCTTACAACCCAATCACGCGCCCGCGGCGCTCTTCGGCGAGCTCAAGTGTCATTTGCGCAAGCTTTGATTTGACGTCCTCGAGTTCTTCGTCCATGTCGCCGAGGCGCTTTTCGTAATGCTCGATCAAAAACTTAACTCGCTGATCGACGATCGCCGCAAGCGGTGATTGCCGATTGATCAGCGCAACGATGATCGTGCCGACGACGCCGGCCAGCGTGCCGGCCGCTCCCGTCGCAATCGGTATCCAAGTGTCATGTGTATCAGTCATCGCCCCGCCTTGCCCTGCCCGGCGCTGTATGCAAAAAGGTAATATCGCCTGCTGGAGCGATAACAACCTTACGTCACCGCCGCGCGATCCATGCGGCGGTGGCGCTCAAAATCGGTTGCGCGGGCGTGAGCACGACAAACGATTGCAGGATGATCCATGCATAGCCGTCCCAAGGCGGCGGCAGCTTGGCGATTGCCCAGCCGAAATGCCCGATGGAATCGAGCACGATCGCCCCGAAATAGATGAGCACGATCGTACCGGCGCCGATGGTGATCCATCTCATGCCGGGCGAGGCCTGTTGCGCCAGCTTGAGTTTGTTTGTCTCGAGCTGGGCACTCAAAAATGCCTGGCCGAGCTCGACGTCACCGCCAACCGCCGATTTAAAACCTTCGACCTGGCTCTTGAGCTGTTGCGTCTTAATGTTGCTCCAGGCCGTGACGATCGGGGATATGATCCCCGAAAAAATCGCAGAGAGGATCGAGCCAATCAGCATGGCTTATCTCCTGGCTTCGCCGGCATGACGTTGACCACGACGGCCATGCCGGCGAGACGCGTCAGGAGCATCGCGATATTGAGCAAATTATTGACCCAGATCACGCTTTGCGGCGACAACCAGACCGACAGATCGATCTGATCGAGTGCATGGTGTATTTCCGGGATCGAGGCCGCGAGATCGGGGAGCGCCGAGATAAGCAAGGCGATATAGCCGAGGATGATCGTCTTGAGGCCGAACAGCCGGAGCCGTATGCGTGTGACAATCGATTTGCCGGTCTTCTCGATCGCCTCCGGCACACCGATCGCCGCCTGATAGGCACGGATGCGTGGCCACGCATAGATGAGCATCCCCAGACCGATGATCGTCAGGAGGGCGAAATTAAGCATTGGCGCCTCCCGCGATTGCGCCGGCCGTGGCGGAGATCATCGTAACCGCCGCCGGCGCCGATGACCTGGCGGCGGCCGTCAGGGCCTGCGCGCGTGCCTCCTGATTTTTGCGCTGGATGATCAGGATCACGACGCCGGCGGCAACGGTGAGGAGAATGGCGGCCGTAAGCCATCCGTGGCCGCCCGTGGATTGACTGACGAGGCCCGCACCCACACCGCTCGAGGCTGATGCCTTGGTCATCGTGCGCGCCGTCGCCGCCTTGCTGGTCGCCGTGCGTGCCTCGGCCGCGAGGATTTTTGGCGCGCCTCCGCCCGCCGCCATGGCGAGAGCCGTGGCCTCGCATGCGGCGACGCGCGTGCGCCAGCCCTTGCCATAGATTGCAAATGTCCTGAGTCCCTCGACGAAGGACAGGCGTTTGGCGCAAATCGCTTTGATCGTCGCTATGCTCGATCCGCCAATGGACGCCTTGAGCCATCGCCGCGCCCGATCTGTGCCGCTATTGACCCCGGAATCAAAGACGACAAGATCGACGCCTGTCGCCAGGGTGCCACAGCGCATCGCATTCCAGTAATTCGCGAGATAAATCGCATCCCGCTCGAGCCCGGTCATCTTAAAGACCGATTGCCTGACGCGGCCACTACTCTTGCGCCAAGCGTCATAAGTCGCTTGCGTGATACCGTTGCGCGTTGCGCCGCCCGGATCACGCGGATCATTGCTGTCGCCGCCCTCGTACTGGAGCGTGAACGCCAGACAATCAACAAATCTGTCTGTCATCGTACCTCACGAAAAAGGGCCTGCCGAAATGGCAGGCCCTGGAATGGAACCGGATTAATTTTTGGCGGACTGATCAGGCCGACGGCGCTGGCGCGGCTTCTGCCGGAGCCGTATCCGTTGCCGCCATGGTGGCCGTGGTAGTACCAAGAGCAGCGTCAATCGACGCAGAGATCGCCTTGACACTCGCCGTCACGGTGGCGAGATCGGCATCGGATGCACCGGCCTGCGGCCCCTTGGTGATCAGCGTCGTCACCTGGCCGCCCAGATCGGTCACAGCCGTCCGGAGATCATCGATTGCAGACATTATAAGCTCCTGTTTTTGAGAGACGAGCTGTTGCTCATGCAACAGATGCTCGATGAGCACGATGATCGCGCGCATTACTTTGGTGGATCACGCTTTTTTCAAGAAAAGCAGCGGCACAGTATTTTCGTACATCTGTGTTGGAGCGATGTTTGCGAATGCACCATACGACTCTGAAGCGCTCAGCCCACCCACGGCGCTCTGAGCGCTCGCACCCGAGATAATCCCCGGGACCACATTCACGCCCCGCGTGATTTTGAAATCGGATGCGGCCGTCATCTTTATGGCCGCATAGTATATCCCCGGCAGGCCATTGTAAGTAATTGGTATATCGACTGTTCCCGATGTCCCAGCCGCAATGACGTGATCGCCGGAATCAACCAAAAGCTGGGATGGATATTCCGAGACCAAGTCTGGCGAATAGAGCGCACTGCGCACCGTGAGCGTTGATGCGCTCGCGGTAAACACGGAAAAGGAAATTGCCGACAATGAAAAAATATCATCGACAATAAACGGAACGTAGAAATTAACGCCCTGCGGGAACGAAAAGCTGGGATCAGATTGGGCTGAAAACGAATAGATATTCGCCGGGCATTTATATTTGCCAGGGTTCCAGATTGTCCGTTGCATGATACCTCACGATGTAGGCGGAGTGATGACAAGAGCAAGGATCGAATATCGAACCTTGCCAGCGGAAAAGCTTGCAGCACCGCCAACTGCCGCAAGCGAAAGATGCGTGCTCCAGCTCTCGGAGCCCGCGTAATATCCTCCAGGCGCAGCCATGCTAGCACTGGTCGATCCGGCCGATACGCCTATGCCACTGCCCCAATGGCCATTGCCGGAGGTCGCATCATTGACCGTGATCGAGGTTGCGCCCGTGACGGCCTCCGTCACGCGCAGCGAGACCGCATAGAGGACACAATCCTGCGCGAGGACGATCTCCGTCGTCGCGCCGGAGAGCGTCACCTCGCCCTCGTAACGCATCCATTGCGCCGTCGCCCCATAGGCGCTTGCCGGCAATCCGGCGCCAACCTCGATGCCGCCCTCCGTCGCACCGTCGCCGAGGAACAGTCGCCTATTTGTGGTATCGGCCACCAGCTCCCCGTCCGCCGGCGTGAACGCGGCGAGCTGGGCGGCCGTGCCGCGTCTGATCTGAACCTGAATCGCCATCAGAAAGCCTCGACCAGGTTGATTTCCGGATGCGCGATGATCCAGCTCTGCAGATCGAGCTTGCCCTCCGTGTCGCTCGCAAAACGCATCGTGGAGACCGCGTTGACAAATTCGCAGGCCGTGCCGTCCGCAATCGCGCCCCGCAGCCATGGCAGGATCGTCACGGCATATTTGCCGCCGCCTTGCGCAATAGATCGCTGGATCTCATAAAGGCGCCCAGCGATCGAAAAGCGCATGCCCGCGTCAATCGGATCGCCGGCGCCGAGCGTCAATGTCAGCGTCGTCGCCTGTTTCGCAGCAGCCGCCGCCGTGACACCGGTCTGGTTTTGGCGGACCATTTCAAAGGCCGGGACAAGCGCCGTGCCGTATCGGCCATTCATGGCCGCCACAAACCCGCGCCAGGCGAGCAAGGTTGCCTTGTCCATCGCGCCAAAGGTATATTTGCCCTCCCATCGCGCCGCCGGCGACGTCACGATCTGCTCAGCGCCAGTGATCGAGATGCCGCCCGATCGCGAGGTATAATTGAGATTGAGCAGCACATCGGTCGGGCGGATCGGTTGACCGTCGCGCGCTGTCGGCCATGTCAAGGGATAGTCCATCGGTACTCCCGTCGTCATCTTGCCGTTGAGCCATAGGCCCGCCGGCCAATCCTCGGAATCGCCCCAGGTCGAGGATGTTTGCGCGTTGAACACCTCGAGCGGCCGCGCATCCCAGCACCAGACCGCGCAAAAGGCCGGATCGATCATCAGCAAGCCGGCCGATGACGTCTCATTGTGCCCGTCGACAAACCAATAATCATTGATTGCCTGCAGCGCGATCGCGCGCAGGTTTTGATCGACTTGCGCGACACAGGATGTCAGATCATCCGGATCGCCGAGCGGCACCCAGCGCGACCAAAACGCCGTGCCGCTTTCCGTCGATTTTGGATCGTAAAAGACATTGGGCTGATTGGTGGCGCGATCGATCGTGGCAAAGCCATATTCGGCGAAGATGAGGCTCTTTGATTGCGGCAGCCATTTTGTGTACGGCCCGCGCGCGATCCAGCCGGAGCCGTCGCCCGTGTCATAGATCGCCTGATGCTGATTATGCCACCACCATCGATAATGCTTGGCCGCAAGCAGCTCCTGTCCGGCATAATATCGCTGGCGCGTCTGCGCCAAGCGATCCCCCGTCGGCATGGTGCGGACATCGCCAGTGCCGTCCGTCGTCGCCGCGCGCGTGCCGTTGGCGCTGTCGTTATAGTACCAGTGATATTTCTCGCCGCCCTCAATATTGGCCTTGAGATAATCGATCCGGTAAATCGACGGATGGCCCTCGAGGCCAAAGCCGATGATCGAGGGATCGACCACCGGCCAGCTCGCCGGCGCGGCCGCGCTCCAATTGGCGGCATCGAGACCGCCCGATTGCCCCGCCCAATCAGACAGGGGAAGATAATTATCCAGCGACACGAGATCGATCGCGGCCGATCCGAAAAGCTGATCGAGATGCGGCCATTGCCCATTGGCGCCGGGATGCTGCAGGCCAGTCCAGGTCGACCAGTCCGCCGAATAGGCGATCAGGTTTTTCTTGCTTGCGGCATCGCGCGTGAGCGACGCCGCGTCAAAGACGCTGCGCACATCCGCCGCCAGCGTCGCAAGCGCATCCACGGCAGGATAATCCCAGGTCACGAGACCATCGCCGCCCGTCGTGCCCGCTGCGGTCCAGGCCGGCCCTCTGATCGCCTCGAGGCCGCGCAGCTCGCTGCCAATCAAAAACAGATCGACGCCGCCGGCGACGGCACAGAGATTGGCATAATGCAGGATCATGCGGCGATAGGTGTAATCCGTCGCCGCGCCCGAATAGGCGACCGTCAGATTGGTGGCATCTTGCGCAAAATCCGCCGTCGCCGCCGATCCGAAAAAATTGGCGACGGCCGTCGCGGCAGCCGAGGAAATATCGCCAGTCGGCCAGCCATCAGACCCGGCCGCATAGGTGATGCGGCCGCGCCATGGGAAACTGTTTGCGACGTCGCCGAGCAAAAACGGATAAAAGGTCACCCGGTAGCCGCGCGACCGGAAATATTGGATCGCCCGCACCACGGACGGATCGGACGGCGTGCCGCCATAAACATAGCTCTTACCGATCCGCGTGATCGGGATGAGGCCGCTCGAGGCCTCCGTCAGACCAGAGACGCGCCAATGATCCGTCTGCCAGGCGGACCCATCCCAGCTCTTGAACTCACCGCCGATATAGGTTGTGGACGGATAGATTTTGCAGGCGGTGATATCCGTCGAGTCAAAAAACCATGCGACGATCAGATTGATGGTGGTGCATTCGGGATGCGCCGCCGCGAGCTCATCGATGGCGAGCTCCATATCCGTGCGGTTTGATGCCTGGCCCGCATAAATATTGATCCCGGTTAAAAAGTTTTCGTCCGCGCGGCGACCTTGGTGGGCGATCGTGTCATACGCAAACTCGCCAGTTGACGGCAGGAGATTGACACCGGGGATCATGCCAGCACTCCGAGATCGATGACGGCCGCCTGATCCGTCACCGCGCCCCAATCGTCTTGCGTGGTGACCGTGCCGAGATCGCCGTAATTCTCGGCCGTCCCCTGGCTCAAGGCCGAGGCGATCGGGCCGAGGACGACGGGCTGCAGGGTCATGGTGGCGCTCGCATAGGCGCCGATGATCGATGCCGAGCTCGTGAGCGCCGCGCGGACCTCATAGGTCGCATTGTCGGCCAGAGCGCTGGAGATGCCGGCCCATTGATCGGTCGCGGTCATATCCGTCCAGGTCGAGCCGCCGTCCGCGCTAATCTGCAGGATCAAGCCATAGGATTGATCCGCCGGCGGCGTGATCGATGCCTCGATCTGGACCGTCGAGACCTGCCCGGCGACGGCCGTGCGGATCGCCGTGAGCGTCAGGCCCGTGACGGCCGGCACGGTCCAGGACAGATCGCCGGGCGCCGTCGCCGCGCCGCTGTCCGCCTCCTCATCGCTCGACCACTCATAAGCGGAGGCATCGAGCGAAGAGAGCGTGAGCGTGCAGGTCTGCAAGGAGCCATCGATCTCGAAACGCTGCACGAAAAAGGTGGCGTTGATCGATAGCTCCGAAAGGATGACCGTTACGACGCGCTCACCAAGCGCATCAAGCGCGCCCATGTTTGTCGTGATCGTCAACGTCCATGCCGGCTGGCTCTTGTGCATGGCGATCTTGGCAAGACGTCGCGCCTGCATGTAGCTGGCGCAGCGCGTACCATCGAAATCCTGCGGGATGACAGTACCCCAGGCCGATTGCGCGGCCGTGTCATCCCAGGGATCGCCCTCGATCGTCTGCCAGTCCCCCCAATAGGTCGCATCGAGATATCTGATGCGATATTGATTGACGCGATCAAACGGATCAACACCTTGGACCGCCTCATAAGATAGGACCATCTCATCTGTGATGGTGACGGTCGGTGCCTCCCATTGGCCGCCACGGATCCCGATCTTACCTGCGGCCGTCATGTAAATTTCGCCGTCGCAGGTCGCGAGCAGCATCTTTAAGACATCGGTGGGCGCCTGGTCATAAGTATAGGTGCCCCAAAAGCGATATCGCTTTTCCGTTCCTCCATCGGCCTCGCTGTTTGGCACGCTCTCATCGCAAAGATCGGCGAAGCCGCGAAATGTGCCGTCATCGATCATGGATGCGTCAATCATGAACCCATCCGCATGCGTCAGATAATCGCGGATGCAAAGCGCCGGATTGTCCGACCAAGCCGTAACGCCGCTGCGCGGATCATAGATTTGCGCGAGCTTTGCGACGACGCGCAATGCCGGCACGCCGTTTTGATAGGTCGAGCTAAAGTTTTTGGTGGCATTGCTCGGCAGGTAGCAGCGCAGGACACCATAGGCGACGCCCTTGAGCTGATGTGATCCGTCCCACCAAGTATGGCCAGCCTCGGCAAAGGCCGGGCTCACCGCCTGATCGATCGCGCCGAGCTGCAGATCGACCTGGACGTTGTTTCCCCATGAATATCCGGCGAAGGCAAATAGGGCGCCATAGCCCGACGACAATTGCTTGTCGTTGAGCCAAATTTCCTCATAGGTATCGATCGGACCCTCGCAAAATGCGATGCCCTGCACCAGAACGCGATTCGCGCCCATGTAAAACAGGGCACCGCCCAGCTTGGCACGGCCATAGCCGCGCACGCGCGCCGGCGTGGATTGCCGGATCGTGATCTGGCTGTCGCTCGAGGAGCGATGCTGGCGCGATTGCAGGAGCAGCCCGGTGCCGACCGTCGCACCCAGCGAAATCCCATAGGCGGCGATAGAGGCATAGGCGACCGAGCCAATGCCCGGAATCGCAAGGCTCCCCGTGACGCCGGCGGCGGCGATGACGGGCGCGATCGCCACAGGCATCAGGGGATGCTCCAGGCGGCGATGACATTGGGACAGGCGGCCGAAAGTACGCCACGTTGCGTTTTAAAGGTCCAGCGGCCAAGGCTAGTGCGGATGCCGACTATTTGACCATGGAAAGGCAACACCAGGACACCGACATCGCCCTCGTCCGGAGCATCCGTTTTTGCAATATTGAGACCGCTAAATTGCGCGGCAACATGATGAGCGAGGCCGCCAGCGCGATGGGCGATCTGCGATGCACGGGCCTTTGTATCATAGCGGCCGCGCCAGCCAGCGGCAGGATCCTGCCCAGTCCGCGCCAGCACCCAGTCCGCCGCAAAGAGACAACAATCGCACTCACCCCACACAAAAGGGCGCCCGGAGGCGCCCTTGAGAAAATCCGCCAATGTCATGCTCATAACCACGGCCACCCCGTTGAGATGTTTGTCATTTGCTGCATAAGATCAAAGCCGGTGTCACCCGGATAACGGGCGCGCTGGCTCGTGGCGCTCATGTAACCCCAGGGCACGACGAGACGCCGCGTCCAGAGGCTTTCCGCCGTCAGATCGATCGTGCGCGTCGCCGGGCCATCGGCGCGGATCGTCATCTGATCCATGACGCCGGAAAAGATCGCATAGGGTTGATCGAGCACCTGCCACGCGCCGTCGAAAAATTGGACGAACAACGTGACCGGGCGCCCGCGAACTTCTGTCGTCGCGGATGTCGCTTTGCTCACGATATCGGATGAGACGCCGGACAGTGTAAACGTGACATTGGGCGCGTTGCCGTTGACCGGACTCTCGAGCCCCGAAATCGATCCAAACTCACCGAGTCCGGACCATGTCTCGCCGCCCGCAACGATATCGCCAAAACCCTGCCAAAGGCGCATCGCCTCGCTGGCAAAGGCAAACTCAGCGAGCCATGCGGCGCGGACCTCACGTCCGGCGAGATAGGCTGCTGCTGTCTGGACAAAATAGCCCATATCATCCTTTTAGTGCATTTTAATGCGTATTTTAGATTGACGCCATTAAAGTCTATGCGTATAAAAATACGCATTGAAGGAGAGCGATATGCCTGCCGTCGAAACCAACACCCGCAAGATCATCGCCCGGCTCGAAAAAGAGGGCTGGGTCAATATCGGCGGCGGCAAGCACGATCGTTTTGCGCATGATGCTCACCCCGGAATTATGATCACGGTGCCGCGCCATCGTGAGATCACGCCCGGTACGGCGCGCTCCATCGCCAAGGCGGCAGGCTGGATTTAAGAGGAAATGACCATGCAATATTTTGTTGGCGTACTTGATGGCGGTAAGGATCTGTGGGGCGTCCGCATCCCCGATATCGATGGATGTGTCGGCGCCGGCAAAACACCCGAGGAAGCCATTGCCGAGATAACAGAGGCCTTGCGCGCCGTGGCACAGCATCGCAAAGGCGCTGACGTCGCGTTGCCATCACCCCGCAGTATCGACCAGGTGATCAGCGCCGGCGAAATCGAATCTGGCGAGACCGCCGTGCTCATCCCCCTTATCCTCGATTCCGGCCGGTCCGTCCGCGCCAATCTCACCTTTGACGCCGGTTTGCTCGACGCGATCGATTCCGAGGCGGCACGGCGCGGCGTCACCCGCTCCGCCTTTCTCGCATCGGCCGCCCGCGACAAGATCGAGGGCCGGTTTTAACCAAACCGTCTCTGCACCGTGCGCAGGCGGCCCGGCAATGAGCGATTGAGACTCTTGTCATAAGCCGTCAATGCGCCGGACATGACAGCATGGATTTGCTCGGCTACGCCCTGTTGCGCGCCGCGCGCGTCGATATTGATCGTATGGCCGGAGCTCGAGCCGCTCGAACCTCCCGCGCTCATGGCCGCGGCGATCTGCCTAGTCGGCACGATATTGGCCGGACCCTGGATGATCTCCGGGCCGGCCTCGCCGGCGATGCCCCAATGCCCGGCAGGGATTGCGCCGCCATCGGCAAAGAGGCCAGAGAAGAGATTGCCGAACAGGCCGGAGCTCGAGCCGCTTGAAGACTTGCCGGAAGCGGCGCCAGATAGAAGGCTCGCGCCGCCGCCAATCAATGCCCCGAGGATACCGCCGGAACCGGCCGCCACGCCTTTCGCGTCAGGCGATGCCGCCGTACCGAAGGAACTGGCAAGCGGCCCCTCGCCCGTCAGGAGCGCCTTGAGCGCCATCGATTCAAATGACGACGCAATCGTACGCAATGTATCACTCAAGCGATTGCCGGATGTGATCATGCCCTCGATCGCACCCTCGAAGGATTGCGCCATCGTCGAGGCAAGCGACTTGGCATCCTCCTGCGCCTTGTTAAAGGCATCGATCTTGTCCTTGGCCTCGTTATAGGCGTCAGTCTGCTTTTTGACGGCAGCCGTCTCGGCATCAGTCAAAGGCGTGCCGCGCACGCGGGCCGCCTCTTGCGCCTTGGCAAGATTGACCGCTTCCTGCTTGGCGAGATTGCTCATGCCGAGCGTCTTGGCCTCCGCCTCCTCGGCGGCTGCTTGTTTGCTCAATTGATCGATAAAGGTCTTGACCTGATCGGCCGCGTTGCCGTTACCGCCGGCAGCCGCCGCACGCGGATGGAGATCAGGCAGGGCTCGCGATCGATCGCCACGCACGTTGATGTCCGGCAATGCGACCGTCTCCGCTTGGGCTGGCGGAGCGGGCGGACCATAAGCATCGGACGCCTGGTCCGGAAAGAGTGTCGTCAATGCGGCATTGGTGGTGCGGCGGTTAAATGTATTCACCATATCGGCCGTACCTTGGACAATATTGCCGCCAAGAATTTCTGCCGTCCAATCCCGTCCCCGGCTGCCTCGAGCCCAACCTTTTAGCTCTGTAAGCCAATCCGGTGCCGCGATCCGAGAGGCATCGTCAAGCTTGTTGACGATTGTCTGGACCCATGTCGCGGCATCACGCAAAGTCTCGATCACACGTACAAGGCTTTGCTCCCACTCGATCGCGCTTTGCAGGATATCCTGCTCACCAAGGCTGATCTGCTTGAGCAGCGATGACGTCACCTCCGCAAGCTGATTGTGAATAGCATCGAGCTCGGCACGCATTCGCTGGGCATTGGCGATCTCCTCCTCCGAGACAATGCGCGCGCCGCCGGATGACTTCACGCCATCGAGCGCCGCACGCATCTTGCCGATCATGTCGACGCCATCACGCAACTGGCGCTCGAATCCCGTCCCGAAAAAGGTATTGGCGAGATCAAAGGCCGCGAGCTGCCGGCCGCTCACCTGCAATTGCTGGATGAGATTGAGCACGACGCGTAACCGCGCCTCCTGCGAGGATGCACCTTGATAGGCCTGCAGATCAGCGCCCGAGAGATTTCCGGCGGAGACATGCTGTTGGAGCCGGTTTAGGCCCTCACTTGAGCTCGAGTTGCGCCCCTCGCCAATCGAGACCGTGGCTGCCTGACGCGCCCGGTTGAGCATGCCAACGAGATCGGACGTCTCGACGTTGAGCTCCTTGGCCTGGGCGGTCCAGGCTTGATAAAATGATGTCCCGACGCCGACGCCGCGCGAACTCGTAGCGATCTTGACATACTCATCAAGCCGATCGCGTGCCGCCTTTTCAGCAAGCGACGACAATTCCCAGGCGGCAGCGAGACCGCCGACCGCCGTGCCCGCGAGCAGGATGCCACGCAAATAAGGCTGCAAGAGCTGGATGCCGAGTGCCAGGACGGGATTATGCGCGGCAAAGGCTACTTTGGCGACCTCCGGGCCATATTTAGCAGCAATGCCGGTGCCCTTAACCGCGAGATTAAATTTATCCACCTGCGACGCGGCCGCTGCGACGGACTCACCGAGGCCGCGACGGAAACTCTGCGAAATGGCAATGCCGACTTTGCCCCAATCACCATTCTTGCGCGCGTCGGCAATGGCCTTCTGCGTGCCCTCTGCCATGACGGCGGAAAACGTCTTGGAGGCCAGCGTCGCCGCTGTAGAAATCGATTTCATATTGGTCGCGACAGAGGCAGCAAGTTGTGCTAGACCTTGCTGTGCACCTGCAACATCCGTCGAAAATTTAAGAACGAGGGGAGCCGATGCGGCCATTTAAGTATATCCCCATGATTGCGACACTGGCTTTCCTTGGATTTGCTTCTCACTTTACTTCGCATTTCGGAGAAGCCTCGAAAAGCGCGCCAAATATTGCAAGTAAATCGCAGGTTGATAATATCGCGCCGAAGGATGAAAGATCGGCATCGCTCCCGCCGTCCCCGCACCACAACCCATCACCGCCACGCGTCGAGCAAATCGCCTTTTCCGGCGGCGAATGCGGATGCGGGACCGGCATCTATTGCACCGGGCCAAAGGGCGGCCATTATTGCATTACGTCAGGCGGTCATAAGCATTACAGCCATTGATCACGCCCGCCCGGCTGCCAACTCATCCGCCAACGCCATGTAAAAATCATCTTCCGATGGCGCTTCGCTTGTTTCTTTTGCGCCGTGGAACCGGGCAAATCCGCGCAACATGGCCTCAAATTCCGCGAGTGTCAGTTTGTCGATGTCTCGCGGGCTGAGTCCCATGGCTCCCCCGACTTCATAAAATCGGGCGAAGTCGCCGGGGCGACGTTGCTCTCCGCCCGATCCTGATTTCCCGGCATCACACCCTCGAAACAAGCCTTGAGGATATCGGCGGCAAGCTGTGTGCTCTCATTGATCGGCCGGCCATCTACCGAAAAGAGGATCGTTGCCTGCGCTTCCGCTGGCGCCAAGCCACCACCAATCAGGCCGAGGCGGATCGTTTCGCGAATGTCATCGATCGCAAATTGGAGCATCGAGACGCGCAAATAGATCGCCGCGATGCCCGCCTTGCAAATGCGCTCGAGCTCGCGGATTTCGCCGAGCCGCAGCTCGAATTTGCAATCGCGGCCACCAAAGGGCGCATAAACGGCCGTGGAGAGGGCGTCCTCGCTCATGCCGATGCCGCCGTCCAGGTCCACGGACCTGTGCCGTTGAGCGTCGAATCGAAGGTCGGCAGGCCATTATTGGACTTGCCAAGATCGAGTTGCGTCATCAGCGCCGAGCCCTGCCATTGACCGCCGCCATCCGCCGCCGTGCCGCTCATGAGCAATTGCCAGTTTTTGGCGACGCCGGCCTTGTATGCGGTCTGCAAGGTCTGAAACCGCAAAGCATCGCAAATGCCGCTGAAGGTAATATCCCATTGATCGCCTGTCGGGATGATCACGCGTTGCGGCAACAGATCCGGCGAGGTGCAATCCGACAGGAATTGCTCATCCGTATTGAGCTTTTGAGCGACTTTGACGGTATTTGCCGTGCAAATAAATGTAAATGCTTCGGTCGGTGTTGCACCATCGCCCATGAGCAAACGGAATTTATATCCCGGAAGCGGGACTGGAAGCGCCATAGGAGGCTCCATCTATGGGACGGGCCGTCATCACGACGGGCCGGGCGCGCTTGCCAAAGGCGCGGATCAGGCGGGACTTTTGTGCAGTTTTTGCAAAAAAGTCAGAAATCAGGATTCTACGGGCGTTGTACGAAACACCGTGCAGGTAAAATCGCAATAGACAGTCTTTGCGAGCAGCGGGCCGATAACATCGCCGCTGTCGACGGCATACAAAGGCACCTGCATGGCAAAATCCGGCCCGAGATCGAGCGTCATGCGATCAAGCGCCAAATCGACCGCATTGGCGATTTTCCAGCCCTCGACACGGCCAAAGGCCGTCGACGCGCAAAAGAGGCGGATACGCGGCGTCCAGGCACGGTAACAATCATTGTCGAAGCGCGGTGCACCGATCGGGCCGATATAGACCCATGGCGGCTTGGCATCCGTCGCGAGGCCACGCGGATCGGCCGGGACCTCATCATAGATTTTGCCCCCAACCAAAGCCGCGACGGCGGAATCGGCCTTGAGCGCCGCGCGGATTTGCGAGACCAGGATACCGCCAACGGAGCTCATAATCCCTCCGCACTTAGCGCGTTGAGAACGCTCTGCATGCGGATGCCGCGCTTTTCGAGCGCCTCATCCGCCGCCGGAAAGAAAAACGGCTCCGCCTCGACGTCGCGGCCGCCTTTTGCACGCGAACTCAGGGCGCTTGCGCCTGTGCCGGCGAAAAACGCAGCATCGGCGACCTCGATGCCGCCAGCGTGATGACCGAATTCGACATAACGGGCATAATCGGCGTGCTGACCGTCCGGACTGATCGCGCTCGCCTCGAAGATGCACGTTCCATCCTCGATCCGGCCCGTAATGCCGTTAAGTAGGCGTCCGCTTACGCTATGCACGCGGGATTTTGCCGCCGATACCATCTCATCGAGCGCCGCGCTGTCCACCGCGCCGGAATCCGCAACCATTTTGATGCCGACCCACGAAAAGGATTGCAGGACACTGCCGAGGCCGAGCACCCCCGTTTGCTGTGTCGTGTTATAGACGCCATAGCTCGCCATGGCGATGGAGATGAGCGGGAGCGCCATATCAGCCTGCAATCTGTTGCTGGAGCGTGATCTCGATATAGCCGCCACGCCGGTCCGGCGGATTGACGGCGATGATGGCATATTCGACCGCCCGAAGACTCGCACGATCGGCGATCGTGATGGTGCGCGTGTCGCTGTCGTCGCGAACACGGACGATGAGCTGGCTGGCCGATTGCGCCAGACCCGCGTCAACCATCTGCTGACCGCCGTTCTGTCGGATATTGGCAAGTCGCGAAAAGACCTCGGCAAAGGCGCCGCGATCATTGTCCGTATCAATCGCGCGGCGCAGGACGCTCATGCGAAAGGTCTGCGGGCTGAAATACATCAGAGCACCTTTTGCACGCGATAGGGCTGCAGCATCATGTCTATGCCGCGTGGGATGGCATATTGCTGCGCCGGACCGACATCGGCGCGATTGTCGAAGAGCTGCCCGACGATCAGCATAATCGCGGTCTGGATCGGGCTCGGCACCGTCTCATAGCCCGCCGAGAATGTGATCGTCGCCGAGCCGAGATCGCCCCGGATCTGCGGCCAGGTCTGATTATAGGTGAGCTCGACAGAGCCAAAGCCCTCGGGGGAGAGGCGGACGGCATAGATCGACGGATCAACCGTCGCCGGATTGCCGTCCGGATCGATGATCGTGATCCCCGTCACGCTTTGCAGCGGCGGCATCGGCAGATCGATCTTGCAGGGCAGATAGTCGAGATCGAGGGCAAAAGTCGCCGGCAGGAGCGCGCGTCCGAGATAGGCAAGCGAGTTTGTCGCCGCGTCGATATAAATGCCGATGAGCGCATCGGACTCCGTATCCTCGACGCGGATATGCTGCTTGGTGAGATCGAGCGTCACCGCCTGGGCCGTTGGCGGCGTGACGATGCGCAGCGCCATGCGCGGCTGGCGCGGTGCGCGATCGTAACCAAAGCGCGCCGTCCAATCGTACATGATCAGACCCTTTTGCGCGCGTAGGACCGCGCGACCGCCTGGATCGGCTCCGGCGGCAGGTCGGGCTCAAACGGC